GCACCGTTTGCCTGAATAGTGTCGCCACCAGTATTGTGTGTGTATTGAGTGTGAGAGTCGTTGACTACTCCGTACTCAAGGTTTGCAATACGGGCTTTTAAAGTTGCCCAATTTTGAGTTGTTTTATCAAGAGTTCCAACCCAACCACCACTTACTTGTGGGTCTGTACCAATAGTGGCTTGTAGAGCACGAACTTCATCTTGTAGAGCATTAACGTGGTCTGCTAATACAAGGTCGGTAAAGTCAACCTTGGTAGTAAAACCTTTGACACCTGAAGGATACGAAGCGGGCATAATTATTCTCCTAAACGACTAAGGTCAATTTTGACGTTAAATAAGGACTTTTACTCCCTAAACAGGGAATTAATGACTATGGCTAATGTTTGCTTTTTGGGTTATTTGAGACTCTAGGGCAACAATCCGTGTTTCATGGTCTTTTAAAGCAGCAGCCATTGCTAATAAAGTGGCAACTAAGTCAATCTCTGTAGTTCCATTTGCTGTGCGTTCTGTTTTAAAATAAGGGGTTAGACCCGTTAAAGAAACAGAATCAGATAAGACTTTGACATTTACTCTTTTGCCGTTTTTTGGTTTTCCAAAGTTACCACTCCAAATTGGGTAACCTGGGTCGCCTCCTTCAAAGGCAATCCAAACACCTTCACCAACATCAGGAACCTGTGTTTTAAGGCTTGACGTTTCTAAAGGCCACGCCCAATTTAATTCTGCGTCGCCAAATAACTGAGGGACTTTACATTTTATTCTTCTATGTCCATCAGTATCTTTATTTTTAGTAACGACACCTCGGTAAGTTCCCGTGTATTCGGTATTCATTAAAGAACCTCAAGCACCACGTCTGGTTCTGCAAATGTGAATATTTCATTAGGAGCAGATGAAATTGCTGACAAACTTGGTGTTCCACCTGTCTTAAAAAGAAAACGGCATTTAGCAAGTTTAACTCCCTCAACAGTTTGAAGAAGAGACTCAACGTTTTGAACAGTTAACTCTTGCCCAAAATCAACAAAGTTATATGAGTAGTTTTCAACAATTGCTGCCTTTATTGCTTTTTCAACAACAGTTTGACTAAACTCTGGTTCTCTTGTGTATTGAAGATTCATTGTTACAGGAACGTAGACTGGTTTAACTACGGTCAAAGTTGTTCCTACAAGCATTTTATTTTGTAAGTATGCCTCTACATCTGCTTTAAGAAGGTTCCATTCCAGCGTTGCAGTTGGTACGTTGTTTATTACCTCAATACCAGGAGTGGCATCAAAATCAGAAAACGAACGGTATGGAGCAACGTAAAGCGTTACTGCAGTAGCAGATGTTCCCACTGCGTTTGCTTTTCCACAGTTTTCTACTGCTAATGCTAAGTTTTCAAAATCATCTAAAGTTACTGCTCTATTTTGAGTACGTAAGTACAAAGGTGCAGCAATCCGAATAGACTCATTTGATTCTGGCTCATTTCCACCAACAGCACCTTTTACGTTATTAACGTCTAGTACACCGTTTAAAGCAGAAACTTGTGTTTGTGAAAGACCAGGAACACGAGCAATATTAGTCAAAGTTCCAGTAGGAACATTTCCAGAAATACCACCACCTACCACGTACTTTGCTCTAATTGCTGACTGATATGTCGGAATTGCTCCTGACACACCATCCCCAAATAATACAAAAACTTCGTTATTTTCAGTTAAACGAGTTGTATAAACAGCATCATTGGCACTGAAGTCAATTAAATGGCTTACTCTTTGCCATTTTTTCCACGCAGTTCCTCCTTGCACATAAATTTCTACGCTATTAGATACAACTGGAAAGTCTTGAATAAGGAAGGTTTGAGAAGGTTCCGCATCAGAAGTGCCTAATAAAACTCCGTAAACATTGTTTGCTTCAACTGTGTTTAGTTCTCCTTGGTATGCTAAAACTACTGCTTCACCTCGTGCTTGATTGGCAAACGGAGGAACAATAACGCTACTTGATGTTGTAAAAGTTACTGTTTCTACAGTGTCATTAGCAATTACTTCACCAGAGATTCTAGTTTCTGCTGGAACTGTAACTGCAGAACCAGAGTTGTTATAAAAAACTACGTCTACTGATGCATTTTTATACCCAGAAGGGATATAACCATAAGTTTCGGCAATGGCTAAAATACTTTCTCGTTGAGTCGCAGTTGATAGAAAAGACTCATTTGCAATACGGTCAATATAATAGTTTGCAACATCGCCAAGATAAGCAAATGCTTCTGCTAAAACTACGCCAAAGTCACTATTGTCAGCACCATTCCATTCAGGAATTCTTTCTTTAATGCGGGCAATTAACTCTTCACGAAGGGCTTCATAGTCCCTACTCGTGTAATCAATTGTTACTGGGATTTCATTAGTTGCCATTAGATGTTCTCCTGATACTGAGGTTGTTTGTTGCCAATACTGACAAGAGCAATTACAGTAGTTTCTTCCTTATCGTTTGGTAATGAATAGGTAATTATAACTTTAAGAGACCCGTTTGCATCGTCGTGCTCAAAAGAAGTTTCTAAAATCGTTAGCAAGGGTAGGTATTGGATGAATGCTTGTTGAATCTCTGCCTCCATATCCCCCTCAATACCACTTAATCCGTTTAACCATTGATTTGCAATTCGTGTTCCAAACGAAGGTCTGGCTACCCTCTCACCAACCATAGTTCCGATTACTGAAGTAATTCTGTCAGCCCAAATTTTGCTAGGGTCTGTTGTTTTAGCAATATCGCCATAACTATCTAGACGAAAGGGAAAACTTATTGCGTATTCAGAGGACATTATTAGACCCACTTTCCAGTTGATACTTTGGCTTTTCCACCAATAAACTCAGTTGTTGGTTGCGTATATTTAGGTGAATTTTTTGTTGCGGATTGGTTTTTCAAAGCAGCAGGGATGTTTACTGTTGGATAATCTGACTGCTTGTTAGTAGACGATTTTGGTCTAAAGTTTTGGTTTTTTCCATCACTAAGTAAAACGCCTTTGCAGTGGTATACACCGTTAACATTCAAGTAATGAGTTACTTTATGAACTAACCAGTATCCATCCGCATCATCTAGTACTCCTTGAACTTCTACTAGAGAATTAGGCATTATTCTTGGGTCACCTTGACTGTCAAAATCTGCTGGAATATTAAACCGTGCTTTTGCAGCCTTTGCTTTTGCAACAGACTGAGAAAACTCTTTTGTGTTAACAACTACATTAGTTAACTCTTGGTTAAAAATAGGGTCAGATTTGGTTTTTCTAACTTGCTGTTTATTTTTTGGCGATTCTGTAGAAGTAAACGTAAGGGCTTTTATAGGGTCGACACCTCTAGTAATTTTAATGGAGTTATTAGGAAAATCAGGACTTTCTAAATAATCTCCGTACAGAGGACTTATTCTATCTAATGTTTGTTCTTCTAAACTAGAGAATGCTGGCATAAACGTTTGTTCTTGAAATAAAATAGGCATTCCACCAATAGACTCAGAGACTATCTCATCAATGGTTCTAAAAAGAATTGTTTTATCTCTTACAGCAATGGTATAACCACTCATTTCTGCTAGTCTTTGAAGAAATTCCCAATCACTTTCGCCTTGCTGAGTAATTTGAGAGTATCGAGCAGGATGACCACTAACAACAGCCTTTAAACCATTTCTTTTTGCAATGACCTTTACTACATCATCAATAGTCTTATTTACCCATACACCAGATTTAGAGTCTTTCATTTTAAAAGTTAAACCTAAGCATACAATTTCAGTCTCTTTACTTGCCTGAATAGCGTGAGTTCTTCCAACACCATAAACACTGCCAAAAAATTTGCCTTTTACTCCATTTGAAGTTCGCCAATTTACTATTACTGGTGACTCTGTTTTTAGTCCTTTTAACATAAAAAGGCTGAAATCAGAAAACTTTAAAGTAAGGATGTCATGAGTGTTTACTTTTTGTTCAAGAGTAAACTCATTAGCAGGCATAGAGAAAGTTGGATAATCAGGAAACTCTACGGAAAAAGAGTTGTGTTCACGTGAGGAATACTTTTGATTAGAGGACATGGACTGGAATCCTTAGTTGTTGTCCTGGAACTAACTCAAACGGGCTGTGAATGTCGTCGTTGTAGTCCATTATTACCCACCAAAGTTTTGGGTCCCCTAAAAATTTACTAGCAATAACGTCAATTCTATCGCCCTCAACCCAAGAGTAATAGAAAACTCCAGAAACGTTATTTGGGAAAACTCTATAAACACCAACTTCAAAACTACTCTTTGCTGGATGGTAACCCTTTAATAAAAGACCATCAGCATATCTACTTGATAACGGAATCATACTATCCCCTTACTTTGCATTAATCGTAGTTGTATCGTGGAAGCGATGTGCAGATATAGTCACAACCGATAGCGTTGGAACCATATTTTCAGTAAAAAGAATGTGCTTAACACTGATGTTTATAATTCTTGCCAAATACCTTAGTTTTCTACCTAAATGCATTTCGATTGCCATACCGTTTAACCACCCAACATCGGCTGTTTTTGTACCACGCAGTGGGCTTTTATATCCACCCATCTCACCATTTACGGCTTTAAATAAAAACTCCAAGTCGTACATAGTTCCAAAATTTTTGATTAACTTTCGGTCTTCTGCTGTTACAACCTCTGGATAATATTTTTTAGAATCGTCATCCGACGTAATTAAGGTGCTTTTGGGGTCAACACCCATGCTTGCTAAAGCATTCATATCTTCAATACGATTTAAATAAAGTTGAAAACTAATAGTGCTACTCTGTGTTGGAGCAGTTATCATATTTGCTTGGTCTTTACCAGACATCATTAATTCTGGAGAAATTCCTTGCAATGTACCAATAGTTTGGTCAATAGATTGAGGATTGTAGTGAAATCTAAAACCATAAGGTATTTTAAATCCACCCGTTATCGCTTTTTCTTTATCTGATTGTTTTGATAATGCAGCATCAATTGCTTTTTTATTAGGAACAATGAAGCCTCTATTGGTGTTTCCATCGCCAAAAGTACTAAGAGTATCCACCATTTGTGCAGCCAACATTGGTTCAACTGCTCTTGCTAGTAATGCTCTATCTACAACAGAACCACTTCTAAAATAAGCACTTTTTACCATTGGAGCGTTAAAGCGAATACTTGGTGGAGCAGCAGGTGGTGCTGGAGGTTGTTTTGTATTTTTGTTACTACTATTGTTGCTTTTTTTATCCTTAGCATCCTGAAGTGCTCTTTTAACACGCAACTCTTCGCGATAGGTTTCTGAGTCAGTCTTTAAACCTTTTGCTTTTGCTGCGTAATCTGCTTGAAGTTTTTTAATGCTGTTATCTACTTTTGTGATAGTGTTATCAGCATCAGTAAAGTCCTTTTTAGCAATTGCAATTTGGTTTGCTGGAGCATTAGCAAGAACCAAAGAAGTATAAACATCTTGAAGACGACTGCGTTCTGCAGAAACTCTCTTTTTTATACTTTCTTGTGTTTCAATCTGCTGTGAAATTCCTTTTAGTGTTTTTTGAAGTTCTTTTGCAGCATTAGCCTTTTTACGAGCATCTTCTTCTTTTTTAGCAGCATCTCTAGCAGCAGTAACTCCAGCAGCCAAAAGGCTATCTTGACGTGCTTTTGCACCTAATCCTTTTACGTCAGGCATTACTTACCACCTACTAACTTAAATAAATTTTCTTTTTCAAGTTGTTTTTTAACAATGTCCACCAAGTTCATTGCTTCAGCATAAGATGCCTGTTGAACGTTAACGTTAATTGTTATAGAAGGAGATAGAGTAACTCCAGTAGAGGAAGAACTAAGTGTTGCTACCGATGGACTTCCTCCACCTGTAGGTCCAAGTCTTTCTAGATAACGGCCATTAGTGTAAGCAGACCATGGTTTCCAGTTTGTTCCGCCTTTAGAGATAGCATAAGCAACACGAGCATTTGTTGCTGGGTCATACAAATCTTCATTTGAACTTAATCCGTGTGTCTTACGACGTGCTGGTCCTAAGTCACCAAGCATGTTAATTTGGAATAAGCCAAAAGAGTCATCTTTTGTAAGGCTTGGATGACTATGGCGATTTGCAACCCCACCTGATTCAGCCTTTGCAACACCGTAAGCAATGGATAACGCTTCACCAGTAAAACCAGCAGCCTTTAAAACCTCAACTAGTTTTGCATCTGGCATTGGGTCATAACTTCCTTGACCACGATTACTGGTTGGGCTTCCACCTGTAGAGCCAGAAGTTGCACCACCCAAAGGATTAAGTCCTGCACCTGCTGCTAATGCAATCAGTGAGTCAGAGCCATAATTTTTTAAATCATAGTTTTGTGTTTGGATTCCCGAAATACCTGCACCAACACCAGCACCTAGGATGCTCCCTAAACCACCAGCACCTGCTTTTGCTAATTCATCAGGGTTGACTGGATTATTTTTTCCCTTACGTACTTCATAGTGCAAGTGTGGTCCAGTGACTTTTCCAGTGTCACCGCTTTTTGCAATTAACTGTCCTTTAGTAACAGCAGCACCAACCGAAACAACTACTTCAGATAAGTGTCCGTATAAAGTTTGATACCCATTACCATGGTCAATTTCTACAGTCTTACCGTAATCAGAGCCAGGACTTGTGTTAATAATGATTCCGTCTAAAGAAGCATAGACAGGAGTACCAACAGGACATGGGTAATCTTGACCTGTATGAGTTCCACCAGACCAAAGACTTCCTGATGCACCGTAAGGTGTTCCTACTCCACCATTAGTAATTGGCGATGCAGGATTTGAATTTCCAGTACCACTTCCACCAAAGGATGCTCCATAACCTGGAGTACCACCACCAGAACCAAAGAAGCCACCAACTGCTCCAACACCAGCACCAATTACTGTTCCAACACCTGGGAAAATTGCTGTTCCAATTGCTGCTCCAATACCTGCAGCAGCAGCAGTAGAACCAGCACGAGTAACATTTTGGTTTACTCCTAAAGCGTTACCAACTGCTTTTCCGCCCTTACCTGTTAAGTAACCACCTGCAGCAGAAAGCCCAACAGTTGCAGCAGCACCTGCAGCAGTAATACCTCCAGCAACAGCAGCAGTACCACCTGCAGCAGCAGTACCACCTGCAGCACTCATCAGACCCTTTACCATCATGCCACCACCCAAAACACCAATAAGTGTGCCAATAGCGGATACAAGTCCACCTATAGCAACACCAAGTCCATTACCTGCACGTGATTCACCCAGCCCACCTAAAAAACCAGAGGCTCTTCCTGCAACACTAGCCATATCTTCTAAAGCGGGATTTACAGTGTTAACAATTAAATCTGCTGCTGATTTGAAACCTGCTAAAACAGGTTCTGTATAAGCATTTAAAACAGATGTATCGGATGTGGTGATACGCATTTTGTCTACGTTTGGGTTTTGTCCATAGCCAAGTTTTGATAGGTCAGTTTGTTTTCCCTGCACTCTATCAACTGAGTACTGCATAAATAGTTGTCTTTGGTCTTCTGTCATTCCTAAATCAGTAGCAGTTTTTCCAAAGATACCTGCTTGGAAACTGTTCATAGTTTCCTCTAAACTCATCTTGCCTTGACCCTGAGTTAGACGACTATAGATTTGACCAAAGATTTCTGATTGATTTCTAGCCTTACCCGTATTTGGGTCATAGGTACTGATGCCAATGTTGTACAACCTAGAAGAAAAATCTCCTTGAGTAAAACCAGACATTGCAACCATAGCGTTTTCATTTGCCATGTTCATGTAGCGTGCAGCACCACCAACGTCTGCAACTAAAGCATTGTATTGAGCACTTCCTGGCATGATGCCTCTTGATGCAGCAATACCAGCAATGTTAGAAGGTGCAAGTGTGCTTGTAACACCACCTGCTAAACCACCAAATGTTGCATTCATTACTGCAGTACGGCTCATGCCAGAACGAATAGATGCTCCGTAATAGTTAGCGGCACTTGCACCAACCTCTGCAACTCCAGGAACTGCTGTCATTACTCCAGCAGCAATACCGAAGGTTGCTTGTGCAAGTCCTTGACCAACTCCCAATAATTTTTGACCACGAGTAGGGGTTAAGCCATATCGAGTGGCCTCCATACCCTCTCGCATAGCAATTTCTGCAGTGCTATCAACTTTTTCTTGTCCACTAAAAGTTACTTTGCCCATGTGTGGCATTTGGCTATGTTGACCCGTACCGATATGTCGGTCACCACCA